ATCTATAAATCCCTGTGCTAAATCATTTAAGTTACCCTCTACGATTCGTTTGTTAATGAATACTGTAAACAATTGATTAAATGAATTGCGTGCTTGAGGAGCATTATCCATAAATTGATCTACCAATGCTCCGTAACTTTTAATAGCATTTTGAGTACTTTTAACTAAAGATGTGTTGATTTTCATCTTGGGGGTAATAGGCATAGCACTAGGGACAATAGCAACATTGCTATTATTCTTTAGCTGCCCTATAGTTCCATCTAATGTACTAGCATCATCTGTTGTCATGGCATTAGGTGCTAGATATTGATGCACAGCGATACCAGCTTGCTTGCCAGCCATTAATTTACCTAAATCACTTTCGGCATTTACTTTATACGTAATGCCTTTGGGATTCGCTTTGAACATGTAGATACCGTTCTTTTCTGATAATGGTTGACTGAATAACAAATCCCCCCAATAATAACCTTTACCGCCACTAGATGATTTTGCTAGCCCTGGCCAAATCTCTGCCATTAATGAGTGTAGACCTGAACGGTCTACGCCCCTGGCTTGGTCATATTGCATAAACTGTTCTGGACTGAATACTTGTCTACCTGACCCGTCTTTCTTGTTGAACATATGCTTGTCCATAATACTAAACTGTCCACGACTATTACGGCCAAATATCAATGCAGGATATCCGTCCCACTTAATAGTAACAGTCTTGGGATTCTTTACGGTAGCTATACTTGCTTGTAATGCACGATTTGCACCCTGACTTCCTCCCAAAAATATTAAATCTTCAGGATGATCTAGGTGTCCCTTATCTTCTTTCAAAGAGGCAATTTTATCTACTTTGTCTCTAAGTATCGCTAACGATTCAGATAGGTTCACGGTTTTTCCTTAATGATTTAGAAAATCTCTGCTGGTCTTTGCTCTTAATAGCACTTAATAGTTTTCGCTCTAATATTTGCGCCTGTTCTTCAGGGTAATGCTTATTAATCAACTCAAGTAAATTAATAGCACTGGTTATGATATTATGAGCCCTACTTTCAATAATGTGACTTGTATCGCGGTTATTGCCGAGTGCTTCTAATTCCTGCAAGAGGGAGCGGGTTTGTTTTTGCATATAATTATCCTACTAGTATTTATGCGTGTATGGTATAATTATTTCTTTAAGGAATTCAACAATGTCTTAAATTTTGATCCCTGTATTTCAGCATGAACTGTTCTAGTCAACGGTTCTAATGTTATTTCTCCAGTACTTTGATCAACAGTATAATCTGTAACTGTAGCTTGTGGTTTTAATGTACTCATTATGTCATTTGCGCTTGGCTTTGGTGTGTAACTCTGTTCACCATCGACCCCGGGGTCACTGATACGCATAGTCTCAACATCATATTCTAAATCAATCTTCATTCCTACACCAGTTGAACTACGACTTTTCATACATTGAATCTGATACTTGCCACGCTCACGCATACTGCGACTTGTGAAGATACCAAACACGTTATCTGCTGTGTTAATCTTACTGATACCGCCTGCAATATGACTATGGTCAAATTCTTGTTCGTCAACAGCACTACGATTTAACTGACTTGCGGTAACTAACAAGACACCAAGTTCCTTTGCTAAATTACGCAATTCTTCTGCTACATACTTATCTTTAATAAACTGATCAGTGGGGCTAACATTAATAGACACTGGCATAACCAAATCTAAGTAATCAATCATAACAAAGTCAATTTTAATACCAGTTTGAATTTGCACCTCTTTTAAATAAGCACGAATATCATTTACATTGCTTTGTGCCGGTAATGCTTTAACCCGATACTTTCCAGACTTCTTACCTGCTATCTTAACTCTAAGTTCTGTTGTATCAATATCTTTACGAATTGCTTTTGTACCCATCATGGTTAACATTGCATCTGTACGCAACGATGTTAATTCTTCACTCAATTCCAGGGTAATATATGCACCACTCAATCCCATTTGTAACCAGCTTAATGCAATGTTCATCATCACAAGTGATTTACCTGAACCTGAACCACCTGCAAAGATATTCAATTCACCTCTACTCATGCCACCATACAAAATACGATCCATTTGTGGCCAGCCTGTTGATACTTGTCCACCACTATTAAAATATTTGTTGATACGACCTTTAGGATCAGCAAAGTAATCTGTACCCATGTCTCTTTGTAAACTAATTTGTACCGCATCTTTGATTAGTTTTTCAACTGGTTCAAAATCACCCTTCTCAAGTAAGTCTGCTGCCTTAAGAATAGCACGTTCTAATTCTTGTCTTTTGGTAAATGATTCAAATTCGTCAAAGAACCATTCATAATGACCTTCATTCAATTCTGGGATAGGGTCAATATCTATTCCGGTTGTTGCTTTAATTTGTGTAGAGTCCGGTAATACTCTATATTTGTCGGTATGTGTTTTAAATAATTCAGCCACTGGTTTTAGCGAACGATCAAAATTCTCGCTATTCATAATATTCATAACACGGGTATACAATTCCGCGTTTGTAATCATCATCCTCAGAAACAGCTTCTGAACATCAGATGTGTATTCTAATTGTTTTTTAGATTCCTGCTTTGCCAATTTTTTTCCTTTGCATTTCTATTTTGATTTTACTATTTGTTGCACATTGTAGTATACTTAATAGGGTAGGTAATTTACCATATTTAACTACTGCATCATTTACATCTTTTACATCACTATCCCAATTTGGTAAACTAACACTATAACCCAATTCCAATGCTTTATCACACAATTCTAATCCCGTCTTATCTCTATCTGGGACTAGTATAATTTGTTTGTTCAATGTGCTTAATAGTAATGCTTGTTCAGGATTGATATCATTATGCATTATTGCCACACCGTCAATACTCAATGCATCAAATATTCCTTCAGTTACAATACAAACGCTCCAGTCTGGTTTTTGCATATCAATATTAAATACATAACCGTGTTGTTGTTCATTGATATACTTAGGTATTTTATCATCTAAAAATCTACTTGTATGACCTACTATAGTATTATTATAGGTGTAAGGGATGATTACTCTATTACCCATCCTGCCTTTTGCATTTGGAGTGATTAAAAAAGGATAAGCATTAATATCTATCTTTCTCAATTGCAGATAGTCTACATATACTTTGTGCAATGGATTATTAATATCCACAATATCGCCGGCGGGCAATTGGTGTTCGTTAAAGGTAATCTTTATGCGTTGTTTTACTGGACGAGTGAAATCTATCAAATCTTTATTCTGTAGACTTTGTAAATTCCACCTTTGAATTTGAATATCATCTATACCGCACCATTTTAATAATGTTCTAGTTTTTATTAAAATAGGTTGCCCTAAAGTGAAGCCTGTTTTGAATCCACAATTAAAACAAGCATATACCCAATTTCCCCCATCGAACATGATGCCACCGCGCAATCTTTGATCTGGTCGATGATTAAAGTGGTGACAACAAACCGCGTTAAAGATAGTCCAACCAGTACTAGTTTTTCTTTTTTTGCCGGGTATTATTGACAGGATATCAAACATCTATTGATTGTAACACAATCATAATGTTAAAGCAAATTATCTGGTCAATATATTTGTTACTGCGCCCGCATTGCTAGTGAATTGCATACGAACATAAGGATGAAATCCTTCAATTACATATCCAACCGTTTGTGTAACATTAGAGACTTCCTCAGTAGTTACAATATCATACCAATCATTATCCACAATACTGCTACCTTGAATAGTTGTGTTTCCATAGAATTCAATGTACTCAGTTTGGATAGTTAGTATTGGATTGTTATTAGTACTCAGTACACTAGTAGTGTAAGTGATGCTACTTCCATTACTGTTAGGACTATTAGGAAAGGCTTGCCCAGTTGGGATTGTGATATTGTATGATGGGACAAAGTTAGGTAATACACTATTAACAATATTCATCTCGCCACGGGCGCCGGCGTTTTGATCCACAAACACAGGGAAGTCAAACTCATTAACTGGTATTTCTAAGGTATAATAGCATTTTTGAGCCTGTATATTCTCAAGGTCCGCAGCATTTAAATATAACGCACAAATACCGGTGGCAGCAAACTGCAAGGTCAATGCTTTCTGTATTAAGATTTCATTACCTGTGTAGTTTAATATACGGCAAGTGATACTTTTTCCAGTAACATCTACGGGTTTTTGCTCTTGATTCAGGAATTGAAACTGGATTTGATTATCCACTCCCTTATGTAGGGTTAATGGTTTGGCATAGACTGGCATATATTTCCTCGGTGAATAGCCTGACAATAACACAACAATGTTGCGCTGAACGTAATAAAATACTGATGTTGAATACACAAATGTAGGCTCCTATAACGTATTTAGTCTATATATTTTAATTTAATTAACTTTGGTTACCCGATAAATAAATAGTTAACTAAAATAATGATCCAAAACGAATTCTTTAAACGATTGACAGAAAATCATCCATTCATAACAGTATGTTCATATGCCAATCAGGACTATGTAGGAATTGTACAGAATAGGGATGATATGGTTACCACTATCTATGATTACGGCGCTATAACCGATGCTATAATCAAAGAAAAGTTTTTAGAACTAGGAGAAATTTGGTGGTGGGAAAGTAATCGTCTTATCCCCATCAATCTGTTTTTAAAGGAAGATTGGATACCCTTTAAGCCTTATTTAAGGACCTTTACTAACAAAAGTCTAGTAGTGGTTCATGGTCCAATATGCAGCATGAATGAATTAAGTAAACGCCGTAGTAAACGCCGTAGTATCACCCTCGTGAAACGAATGCCCTAACAAGTTCATGTGAACAACTACTAGCTGTGCGTAGGCTACACTATGACTACGTTTAAATACATATCTATCAGTTCCCTTATCCCATACAGTTTTACTAATCTCACCCCAAGTCTTCCCGATCAAATGCTTTTTACCGGGACGAATAACTGCTAGAAACATCGCTAATCTTGGGATACTATCTATCGGTTCTGGCATCTTCTCTAAGTTATAGTATTGATTGTTTAAGTGAATCAGTTTCTCAACGAAAGACTTATCCTTTAATTTACTCCAATCAGGTTCAACCATCAATTCATTAAGATGTTGTTCATCACGAACATTCTCATATACGTGAACATTTAACAAATCTAGTTTGAAGTAACCACGTTTCTCTGCTATTGTATAGTCAATACTTGCGATATCATGTATAGGGTCGTAGGGTACAGGAGTAACATATACTCCAGTTGCATGTTTACGAATGGGATTGACATTACGCATTGCTGCGCTGGTATGCTTGATCAGTTCAAGTAATTTATCTCTTGAACCAAAGTCAATGTCAATGTCTGAATCAATCTTCATAATTATTTTTAAACCAAAATTGTTTTACAGGATCTGAAAATTGCAACCGGCGGGTAGCCCC